AATAGTTATTGATCTTAATCAGATGAAGTCTGATGAGTCTGAGGGTTTTTATATTAAGTATGATAGAAATCAAGACTATTCTAAAGATGACAACTATTTGGTAGTGGGAAATGTTACTCAGGCAGATTGGGATGAACTCAATCTGGATATGGATTTTATTGAAGGATTAGCATAATGCTCGCATTAGTTCTATTTATGTTTTTGGGATATTTTGCCAGTATCAGAATTTATGATTGGTGGAATGGTTATGGTGATCTTTTTTAGATAAAACTATGACCAAATCAGAATATAAACAGCGTCACTTGAAAGTAGTTGAATATATCCATAGAGAGTATGGGAAAGACTTTCACTTTAACAAGACCAAAAGTGGGTCTTTGCTTATTCAATTGGCCCCTATTGATAAACACTATTTTCATTTGTTAATTACAACTTTTGCAAGTCAAACATCAGATAGCATAGGTAATATTTCTCGTATGGTGGTAAATGCCATGTATGATAGTTTGTATAATATTACTAAAGATGAGTGGAATCTAAAATTTGGAGAATAAAAAATGACAGAGTGGGCTGCTAAGTATATTTATGATAGTTCTATTAGTTTTGGCTATTATAATGTTTATGCTTGTTATGATTCTGTAGAGGATTATGACCAACGAAAAGTATCCTTTTATGATATTTATGATAGTGAGGGGAATTGTATCAATGAGGGTGATCCTTTTTATACTTTTCCAACATGGAATGAAATCTACGATATTTATTGGCTTCCTACTGTAAGAGAAGCGTCCCAAACTTTGTCAAGAGATTTGCAAAAGGCTACCAATGACGAATATTAATAATGAATTTGATATTGTGGATGTTTTTATTAGGGACGCTGATAAATACGGTCTTGTTTCAGAGGTTGTATTATTTGCTCTAAAATACATGAAGAATAATCCCGATAAGACTATTGAGGATGCTATGAATTATGGCTATGACGAATGGGTTAAGTAGCATTTGACAAATGCCGATAAGTGTTGTATACTGGTAGCACAACGGAGGAAAAATGAATTACTATATTGAAAAACATGATATGGAAATGATTTTGGACGCTCTTGAATGTTTGGGTGAACATATCAAGCATTATGAAGATAATAGTCCTAATTATCCTTGGACTTTGGATCAAGTTGATGGTCTTTTCCAGAGTTTTGATAATAGTTTTGTGGAGAATTCATAATGAAAGTTTTTGTAGTATTTGATTTTCCAGAAATTAAAGACGCCAATAGTCCAGAAGCAGACTTTGCTATTGATAGTCTTAGTAGTGATCTAAAAGGATTTGCTAGAGATGGTGAATATGATTGGTATATTGATGATGCAGAAGGAGAGATTGAATGATTTATCTTTATCTTAATGAAACCCAAAGGTTGGCTGAAATTGTGGCCGAACTTGTTAAGTTGAATATGGGTGTTGTTGCTGAACTTCATGGTGACAGATGGCATATTGAGGTAACTAAATGAACGATATTATTCTAAAAGACTTTTATAAAGCCGATGTTTTTCGATTTGATCTTGAAAAGCAAAATCATGTTGTTGAAATGGTAATTAGTAATAGTATTTCATGGGATAGTATGAAGTTTAGATTTACCAGAGAAGAATTAAGTGGTTTGGCTGATTTTATTACTAAATTTTTGGAAAACTAATATGAAGTATATATTTGTTATTCTATTGTCTATTTTTACTTTTGGTTGTGAGACTAATAGTAGTATTGATAAAATTCTTGTGGCTAAAGCAAGAGTACGAAATATGGTAAATTATCCAGATACTCTTAGTTTTCATGAATTTGATACCAATGTATCTGGAAATACTGTGACTCTAAAGTTTAGTTGTAAAAATGGATTTGGAGTTTCAGAAACTCATACCATGAATATTATAGTTGATTAATAATTTTATTACCTTTTTGAAAATTATCTTTTGCCCATAATGGTTGTAAATTTGTATAATGAAAACAAATTTTTTGTTGGGAGGGATCGGTTAGATCAAAACTATCGCAAGGAATAATGTGATCTATATGCCATCCATAAAAACCATAGTTATCCCAAGTCATACCGTCAGTAAATTTTTTTTCTAAATAAGTTTTTAATTGATCTGGCGAACAACCTACTAAGTCCATAGTTTTCTGATTTTTAGAACCGTGTTTTAGTTTAAGACAATTCCAAACTCTATGTCTTAAATTTTCTGTTAACTTATAGTATATATCGGTTTTTCTTCTATCTTTTTTATATTTATTTGCTTGTTTTCGGGCTTTATTTCTAATAACGGCTTTATTGACTTGATGATATTGTTTTTGATATGTTTTAATTTTTTCTTTATTTTTAACATAATATTTTTTACAAGTTTTATCAGAACATATTTTACAAGAACTGCTTTTACCAAATACATTCATTTTATCATTATAAAAACTATCTAATATTTTATGTTCTTGACATTTTGAACATTTTTTGACTATAATAATCATAGAACTATCCTAAAAAACAGAAAGCCCATAGGAATGTCAGTCGTAGTTGACAAACCCACAGGCTTCTGGTATAATGCGATTGGTTATAAATGCTCTACGACAAACATTTACTCGATATAAAATACACCGAAATGACATTTAAGGCCGGTTTAAATATTCAGATTCCTTGGTCAACTCTTTTAATTAATGGCGATAAAAGTGTTGAAACACGCTCGTATCCGCTTCCTAAAAAGTATGAGGGGGTTGAACTAGCACTGATTGAAACGCCGGGAAAATATGGCCGATTCAAATCTCATATTATAGGAACAATTACTTTTAGTCACAGTTTTCAGTATCCAGACAAACAATCTTGGATAGATGATTATAATAGACATAAAGTAGAAGAACTAGATGAATTTTATAGTTGGAATCCAGATAAACCCAAATATGGATGGGTAGTAAGCGATATTAAAAAATTTGATCATCATATTCCAGCCCCAAAGAAAAAAGGAATTGTATTTACCAAAAACTGCAAAGTACCTCTTGACAAGTGCCGATAACATGGTAGAATACAACCGTATCACCAAGGATTCGTTATGAGTAATCAATCACGATATTCGTCTTTTCAGGAATATCTCTATGCTGTTGCTGATTATATTAGCATGGAATATGGAGATATTGAAAGCGACCAACAATTAAGTGATGATGAGAAATGGACTATTAAAACCATTTCCAACGCTCATTATGAAATGGGTGACAATGCTTCTAATGCGGCAAATTATATTATGAACTTTCTTAACTCTAACAGAAATTGGAAAAAGGAGAATATTCAGTGAATACTGTTACTGTTCCATCGTCTACACTTATTAGTTATAGTCGAGATAAGAAGGGGAATCCCCGTGGAGTTTTGGTTGCCGTAAAGGTTGGCGACAGAGGGGATTTTAATATCGGATATGCTCAATGTCGTAAAGAAGATAAGTTTAGTAAAAATATGGGTCTGAAGATTGCTCTTGGACGAGCAACATTTGACACAGACTATCATTCTCTTGATAATATTCCTCATAATTTGCGTAAAATGCTTCCATCTTTTATTAGTCGCTGTGAGCGTTACTATAAGGTGGCAGTATGAAAATTGTAGACTACCCTTCTGCTGCAACAGAATGTGCAAGGTATATTTTTGATAGCGACTCTGAACAGATTAGTTATCAAGAATTTATCCAAGATGGTAACGATCCCAGGGATCATATCCTGTACCATGCTGCTGTAGTTTTGGGCGAGACTGATGATTTTCAAATTGATATTGATGAATACCTTACCTTTACTCATGGAGAATATTAATGACTAAGATTTATGATGTTGTGCAGAAGAATAGCAAGTTTATTGTAACCAAGAATGGCGAGCCTATTTTGCTGCCTAAGAGTGATGGTCAGGCTATTGTGACACAGTTTGATAGTAAGGAAGATGCTCAAAAGTATTTGAGTATTCTTGAGAGTCTTGTTAAGCGACGAGTTAAAACTCATTCTTAATATTTGGAGAATAAACTATGGGCATGGGTAGTTTTGCTGTTGGGAGTTTTGTTATTGAATATAAGAACTTGAAGAAAATTTGTCCTAATGAAATTAAATCTATTGAACAAGCCAAGTATTTTAAGAATGTTGGTTGGGGGAGTGTTGGTCAATGGTTGGCATGGGATGACCCTGACCAAATTAAAGATGCTTTGTTTGACGCTGTGCTTGATGATAAGTCTAAGCCTGTTATTAGACTTGGATTGATGGCAGAAGAAATTGTTGAGGATATTTTTCAAGAATATGAAAAACTTGTGATTAATCTGAAGAATTCCTTTAACAAAAACACTGGATTGACTCTTTATTTTGACCACTATAACGAAGAAGATGGCGATAGGTATGATAACCCCGGCGACAAGGATGGTTGTATCTTTTGTGTTGATGGTATGGTACAATTAACTCCTGCTGGGGAAAAGTTTAAGGATATTATCAGTGAAAGAAAGTGGACACAGTATGGGTGAGTATAACTGGATTAAAAATACTTTAGGTAGTATTGGTTGGTTTGTGGAAAGTTTTGGATATTCTGAAACTAAACTTCCATCTGATGCTTATCTAATTCCAGAAATGAGAATCAATAATATGTATCCATATACTTTTGAAAAAACTGTTCGTGTTACTCATTATAACAAACCAAAAAGGCGTGATCCTGCCAGAAAGGTTAATAGACGATGATTAAACATTTTCCAGTTACTAATACGGATAAAGTTATTGAGCATTATTCAGAGAAGGACAATGTTCCTATCAGTTATGTTTGTACAACAGACTATAATGCTAGTGATCGTCCTGTGGATATTTTCTATAGGAACTCTCCTCATCCAACATTTGGTAACAGATATTTTGGCATAGCGGTTAATTATGAAGATGGTTCTTATATTATTTTTAACGCTGATGGTATAGAAGATTTCTCTTTTGGGTTGGTAGAAGATGATGATGGAAATCTACAGTATAGTCAATATCATCACGATTATAAAAGTTTCGATAATGGTAATATGATTGATGGTGGACGAGACTATATCAGGCATGGTGGAAATGTAACAGTTTATACTATTCGTAATGGACAAATGGTGAAAGATGTATCGTAGCAGATGGAATCATTGGAATTCTTCTAAAGTTGCTGATATTATTCGTGGCAGCAAAAAGCCCTTTGCTTTGGGGTGGAAAGAATGGGACGTTTGGCACGAAGATGCTAAAAGAAAGCATCCATTGAGATATTATCTGGCGGAAAATGGATTGAAAACTCTACAAAATATTGCGTATTTTCCATATGATGTTTATCATAATATTGAAGTTTATGTACGAAATCGTTGGATAGATAAGACTCATCTTATTAAGACCGGACTTAAACCGGGTCACTATTATGAGTTTGATACCAAAATTCTTCATGGTCTTTTTAATGAACTTGTCGATTATGTTGAGACTGAAATCTCCCATACCATGAAGGATTATAAGGATAGAGACTACAAGTTTAAAAATGGTCGCTGTAAGCAAGCCGGATTAGATCATCTTGATTGGGCTATTGGGTTGACTTTTGGAAGTGACTATGGTATAAATGAGGACGATCCTGACTACAACAAACCAACCCCACAAGCCATTACCGCTATGACTATTAAAGAGTTGTATTTGTGGTGGACAGAAACTCGCCCCAATCGACTTGACCCTCACTCTTTGTATGACGAGCATAATAGAGCCGAAACTTTCGATAAAATTGATGAACTAGAAACAAAATATCATCAAGAAGATACTGATATGCTTATTAAACTTATTACAATCAGACAAGATATATGGTGCTAAATGGATCAAGAACTTCAAGATAAACTATTTGAAAAATATCCACAAATATTTATTAATAGGACTAAATCTCCTATGGAATCGTGCATGAGTTGGGGATGCGAGGTCGGAAATGGCTGGTATGAATTGTTGTCCTCCCTTTGCTGGCGTATATTTCAACACGAAAAAAATATAGAGGACAAAAAAAGAATTTTAGCGGATCAACCAGAAAGAATCAAAGAAGAACTAGAGTATTTCCCTGTCAAGTTTGATCAAGTTAAAGAAAAGTATGGTGGATTACGAGTCTACTTTACTGGTGGCGATAATTATGTAGAAGGTGTTATTGGTATGGCAGAAGAATATAGTTACAAAGTTTGTGAAGTTTGTGGTAACTCTGGTAAACCAAATAAAGGTGGATGGATAACTACTCTTTGTGATAGTTGTAGGAATAAAAGTGATGGAAGCAATTCTTAAATTTAATCTTGATGAACCAGAAGATGTTACATCTTTTGCTAGAGCAACTAAAGGTCAAGATTATTTTCTGGCTCTTTGGGATATTGGTGAACAATTGAGAAGTTGGGATAAGCATGGTCATTCTTTTAAGGATGCTGATGATGCTTTATCTCAAATACGAGAAGATTTTTACAGAGTTATGAACCATTTCAATATTAATTTAGATGAATCGTAAACTATATATCAATATGAATACATTATATTTTATAGCCCGATGCCTTTTAAGTGGCGGATTGTCTTGCATAACATCTATAGCGTGTTCACTAACTATTTTAGCACTATTAGCATCCTTAGTAGATGCTTTTAGATTAAATTACAAAGGAGATACTTATTGGGCTTTAAATGTTGCGTTGATTGGTTTGGTTATTAGTTGGATATTTAGTTTCGTTTCCTTTATGAGCATAATAAAATGAAAAAGAAAAGCAAAAAGAAATCTAAGCAAAAGATTGATGTTGTACTAGCATCACTACTTAATCTTGAACAAAAGATGCGAGAACTAATTAAAACCGTAGAAAAACTACAACCTGATAAGGCACCAGAAAAGAAATACTGGCCGGTTGATTACCCAAAACCATTTTTTATCAAACATGATAGTAACTAAATTTTTCCATCCGTTTAATTTTGTGGGAATAAAAAAACCTAAACTGGATACAGAATGGCATCCAACAGATGATATTTATCATTATGGTTTTAGTTTGGACTTGACCACAGAAACTTATTACTATACATATGATTGGGGAATTGGATTCTCTTTTAGATTACTAGGATTCGGATTTGAGATAACAAAGGTGGGAATATGAAAAACAGATTTCATCTGGAAGAAGAAATTAATCATTTATATACTTTTTGTGATAATATGGAGAATCTAAGTGAAGGTATCTTAGAGCAAGGTTTAGATAAAGATGGTATTGTAAATGCTATCAATGGTTTAAAGGTATTATTGGCTATACAAACTTCTAAACTACAAGATACACTCAGTCAATGTTTTAAACTGGATCAATACAATGACAACGAAATTATATAATCAAATTATGGATTTTGGAAATAGTGTGGGTGAGTATATTCGTATGGAGTACGAACCCATTTACTATGAAGAATTCAATACTAAAAATCTGAATATGTTTGATTTTATTGGTAGTTATTATATGGGAGGTAGTAACGTACCAGATACGGCACGATATGTTGTTGAACTTATTAAGATGAATAATAGAACAGAACATTAATTACTTTATTTAAGGAGATAACTATGAAAAATATAGCACGATGCTTGTTAGTAATATCAATGACAATTGTATGTGGTAATATTTATGCTCAAGAGTGGATACCATATCAACTACAAAATCACGTTGTTCAAACTGCTGTAACTCAACAATCCTATGTTTATCAACCTCAACCAGTAGTTGTTTATCAATATGTTCCTTATGTTGTTAATCAACCAGTAGTTGTAGAACACAGATGTTTGCTTTATAGAACACAAAGAGTAGTATATGTTCCTCAGACCCAATACTTTTATCAACCAGTAGTAGTATACCGATGAAACCAGACCTAGAACAAGATTTATTTGCTAATTCAACCATAAAAGATAAGTGTAAATATAGCAAAGTTTATAGCCAAAATTTATATGCGGCTATGTGTAATAATCGTTTTTTTTATGGTGAAAACGAATGGACTTGTTCGTGGAGAATGAGTGGTGAAATAGTAGCAGACCTTAGAGATTGTGGGGAGGATTATCTGAACTACTACTGTTCTGGTATGATTAATCTTGATGGTTCTGTTAGTGAAAGTGTTGTAACAGATGAAATAGCATTAGACTTAGCCAAAATAGGGTGGATCGTTAAACCTTATGAAAAATAATGAAACAACTCCACCAATTTTAGGATCAGTTATTAATGATGGTGAAAATGCTCCATTTGCCGATTTATATTATGATACTTTTCCAGAATGGTACGATGTAGAATGACATTTGAAGAATTTTTAAAGTTGGTTGATCAAACATATAATACTTTTAACTGGCGTTATGGTCAGTGTGTGATGAATGTTTTACACTCTGTTGATAAAATTAAATATGAAAATCTACTAGCCACAGAAAACGATTGCTACTATGATGATAGTATGGTACGCATCACTCTAGATAAATTAAAAACAGAATGGAAAACTTAGGTTTAAAGTTTTTTGATAACTATATATCAGAAAATGAAGAACAACTTATAATATCTGATATTGAAAATTTTCGACAAAATAATCCAAAGTTAGTTGCTAACTATGGCAGTAGTAACTTTGATAGTATATATTTTGGGGACAGATATAAAAAGGGTATAGACGATGTACCATCAAGTATTGTAAATATCTACAAAAAACTTATTAGTGATGATTTAATCATTGATATACCTTTCGGCATAGCAATTAACAAGTACCAAAAAGGACAAAAAATAGCAGCACATATTGATAAACCGATAAGTGGGCCAATCGTTAGCATATTAAGTTTAGGTTATTCATCAACAATGGTATTTAAGAAAAAAAACTCAGACGATATAGTTCAGGAATTATATCCAAAAAGTTTAGTACAAATGAAAGACGAAATAAGAAATGAATGGACTCATGAAATTCTGCCAGTTAAAAATTTAAGATATTCTATAGTATTTAGATCATTACAATGATGGATATAGATGATTATATCAATAAATTGAATATCGAAATTGAACACCTAAAAAGTGTTAATAAATCATTGCGTAATGAAATACGAATTCAAAGGTACGAAATAGCAGAATATAAAGACACAATCAATACTCTTTTAAATTGGGATAAACCACCAGAACACAATAAAGAAATGGATTTAAATGATAACAATTAAACCACAACCATACAATAGCGTTTGGGTTAGTGCTGATTCTCAAGAAGAATTAGGATTAACATTTATGCGTTTTCAAGAATACTACGAAAGCACCAATCCAAATTTTCGTAATAATATTTTTACGGTTGGACAACTTAGACATTGGTATAGTGAAACATACGGAGCAAATAATTATCAATCGACATGGATTGGTTTTAACTTCCCTAGTAAAGTATTGATTCCTTTCAAAGAAGGGCTATTCGATCCACTAACAATAGAGGAAAGTAGACTATTGGATCTTTTACGATACAGACAAGATGACTTCTATATTATAGGTGCTCAAACAAAAAGCACATTACGTCATGAGTTATCTCATGCTCTATATGCTAGTAATGCTAAATATAGAAAAGAAATTGATAATTTTGTTACCAAACATAAAAAGAAATTACAAAAAACTATACAATATATGATAGAAAAGGGCTATCATAAAGATGTTATTAATGATGAATTACAAGCATATATAACAGATAATGATGATACAGATATTATCAATAATACTTGTCCTTTCGTGATCGCTGGTATCAATCAAATCTTCAATAAATATAATGAGGCTAAGATTAAGAAATGAACGATCAAGATTTATGTGATGAGGAAAAAAGTTACCATGAGTGGGTAGCAAAAAACATTCCATTTATCAGAAATAACAAGGATTGCGTCAAAGTAATGCAACAACTTTATGTTGCTGGATTTGCTGCTGGGTTTGTTCATAGAGATAAAATTAATGCGGAGGAACAATTACAAAAATGAGTTGGGATGGTAATTTTAAATATGAGCCTATGCGACCAGCAAAAGTTCAACAAATAATGGAAGCGTATAAAAACGAACAAGTATATGATTATATCATGGAATTATATGAATTAATCAACTATCAAAAGCAAATAATTAATGAGCAACGAGTAGAGATTATAGGTTTGAAACATAAAGAAGCATGGAAAAGATATGATTTGCCAGAACAATCATTTAAGGTTGACATTGACAAACCGCCGAAATCTGGTAATATGAGTTGCTAGGAGGATACTATGCTTTGGAGTGAAGTTAAAAGATGGGCTAAAGATAAAGGCTATGAAACCATTAAAGATAAGGGAGATGAAGAAAATGGTGATAAAGTCCAATATTATTGGAGCAAAATAGATAATCCATCTTCTAGTGGCGTTAGTTCTAGCGTTAGTAAACTCGCTAGAGATATTTATAATGACATTACTAATGGAGAATGGATAGAATATCAAACATCATATAAGGAATCACACTAGATGAATGTAAAATTAATTAGCGTAACTCCAGAAGCAGAAAAAACTATAGCGTATTGTGCTAGAGTGTCCAACCCAAACAATCAAGATCAAGATAATTACGCGAGACTACTCAAATATTGCATTGAACACAAACATTGGAGTATTTTTGAGCATGGTTTTATGACTCTGGAAATCAATACAACAAGAGGACTTGCTGCTCAAATACTAAGACATAGAAGTTTTACTTTTCAAGAATTTAGTCAGCGTTATGCAGACACGACTCTTTTAGCAGAAGAAATTCCCATATTTGAACTGCGGCGTCAAGATACTAAAAATAGACAAAATAGTATAGATGATATAGATCAAGAAATAGTTTTTAAATGGAATAGTAAACTACGCGAACATTTTGCCAAAAGTAAGGCCATTTACGATGGTATGATAAAAGATGGAATAGCAAAAGAATGTGCTAGATTTGTATTGCCACTAGCAACACCAACAAGACTTTATATGAGCGGTAATATACGGAATTGGATTCATTATATAGAATTGCGTTCTTCAAATGGTACACAAAAAGAACATATGAGCATAGCCAACAATTGTAAAGAAATTTTTATTGAACAGTTTCCTATTATTAGTGAGGCTTTAGCATGGGAAAACAAACCAAAGTTCAAAAATTAAATTCTTGGGAAAAGGCAAAAGAACTGAATATTATAAGAAGTTCTCCTTGCGGTTTATATTGTAATGAAATATTAGACAAAGGAGTAAATTATTTTATACTTGCTTTAGAGTATATGGGTTGTATTACACAATATAGTTGTGAAGGACATTTTGGACAAAAAAATAAAGTACCACAATTTTACATATCTTTTAAAGTGCCAAACAGAAACATTATTAAACAGTTACGAGACATATTAACGCCACAGTGTCAATTAGAATACGATAAACACAATGAGTATGTTTTAAGAATTGATTTTCAAAACCAAAAACAAAAAATAAAAATTTTATCAGAATTATCAGCGAGGTTCGATAATATATTATGAATAAGCAGTTTAATATAACCGCTCAAATTTATGAGATATCAGATCCTACCAAACAAACCATACTTATCAATGATCTGGTTTTTGCTCAATCAGAAGAAAAAGCCTTAATTGATTTTTATAATGGCATAAATCCAAATTATACTGTTATGAAAATATATTCAGTTGAAGAAATTAATATTTAATCATTAATCAAAGGAAATTACTATGAACACACCAACAGAAGAAGAAAATAAACTTTATGAATCCGCTTTATCTGATTTAGAAAAAAAACAAAAAGATAAAGAACTTGCATTTATGAATGGCAAACAAGTAGAGATCGACTATTTTCATACGCTTGAGACTTCTAAATCTAGTAATAAAAATATCTTCTTGTTATTTTATATGGATGGTTGTCCCGGTTGTACAGTCATCAAGTATCTAATCAACTATAATTCAGAGATACAAGAAATTTTGAAGGATTATGAAGTTTTACTTATTAATATGAGCAAAACTGTTACACAATTATCCAATAAATACAATATATATACTTATCCATCCTACTTCATTATAGATGGATCAGAAAATATATTAAAGAAAAATACTGGCTGTTTTACCAAGGGTGGTGCAGATAATAACCTAATAAACTGGTTTAAATTAAAAATTAACCCGCCCCAGCCTCAAACAAAAAGTTCATGCAGCACTTGACAAAAACCGATAGTATGATATACTCTCAGTTGGAGGTCATATGAACAGATTCGGTCTTTGTTGTATTTCTCTTAAACTTAAAGATCAAGGTATTTGTCATAAAACCATGACCTTTAAAAGATTTAATTCTTTACCAAGAGAAGAAGCATTGGCTATTCTTGGAGAAAGAATTCTTAATAATCTTGTAACAACAAATGAAACAATCAAATTTTGCGGTAGTAATAACTATACTTATAGAGTTAGTAGTGATATTTTTCCTCTCATTACTTATGACGAGGCTAATGTCTCATTAGAGGATTTACCCAATCATGAAGATATTCAAGATGAGTTTGATAATATCGCACAAACTATTTCCACTACTGGCGTTCGTGTTAGTTGTCATCCTAGCGAGTTTAATTCGCTATCAAGTCTCTCCGATAAGGTGGTCGAGAAAACAATCACAGAACTCAACTTCTACAGTAGTTTCTTCGACAGAATTGGATTACCGGCAGATACTAATTCGCCCATGAATCTTCATGTTCATAATAATAATGGAACCAGAGAAGAAATCTCTCATAGATTTTACTCAAACTTCATTCGGTTAGATGAAAATTGTCAGAAGCGTATGACTATCGAGAACGATGATAAACTAAATTGCTGGAGCGTGAAAGAACTGGTTGATATTTTTCATCCTATTACCCGCATACCAATCTGTTTTGATTATCTGCATCACAAGTGCCATTCTAATAATCTCACAGAACGTGAAGCGATTAATATGTGTTATGATACATGGCAAACTAAACCATTATTTCATTATAGTGAAAGTCGAGAGGGTAATAATCCTCGTGCTCATGCTGAGTATGCTTATAATAAGTTTGAGACTTATGGTTTAGAATTTGACATAGATATGGAACTTAAAGGTAAAGATTTGGCTATCGAAAAATATGAACAAATTATCAGTGGGGTATTGGTATGAGTTCTTGGCTTATAGCATTAACAGGGCTAGTGTATCTTTATGTAGCGTTAGAACAAGGCTATAAAGGTAATATTGGTATGCTCATAGCATATACTGGTTATGCTTTTGCTAATATTGGATTATATATGTTAGCAACAAAATAGGTGATCCATGAAAGAACCACAAAAAATACCATTAACCAATAATCCAAGACACAAAGAACCAAAAAGAATACCATTAAAAGCACTCCAACATTACGATATTGAAATAACAAATAATATTTTGGATCAAAATGAAAATTATTCAGAAAACAATTCGGAAAGCATACCAGAATTGGAATCCTACGAAACAGATTAGATGTTATCATTATTGTGCGGCGTTTGCTGGCACCAAACTAATTTCTTTTACTCAAAATAATCCAATCAAAACCCATACTGGTGCTTATAGAATAGGTGAGGATTTTAATCTTCCAAAATATAAGGAGTTTCCATATTATCATTCTGAATCTCGTCTTATTTCTCAATTACTTGATCGCTATAATACCATTGATCCTAATTGGACAATATGTGTGCTTAGAATTAACCGAAAAGGATTGATTCTTGGAAGTAAGCCTTGTGAAAATTGTAGTAAACTATTGAGTGCTGTTGGATTAAACAATATTTATTACAGCACAGATGATGGAAATTTTAGTGATAGTATTGGAAATTTGATTACAGTAAGCGAGTTGACAATGCCGATGGTTATGGTATAATCCGTTTTACGGAGGCAACCATGAACTGCATTTACTGTAAAAATGATGTTGGCATTGATCGTTATGAGTTTCTCGTTGAAACCGGGCGTAAAATTATCTGTAAAGATTGTAGCGTAGAAAATCGTGCCGTAGGTTTTATGGATTGGGGACACAAAACGGCACCTAGTTTAGTGTTGGTTCCATCTAATGCTACTGAAACTATTCGTAAACTTGATAGAGCAAACCGAAGGGCTAGATAAATGACTTGGCTTAAACTTTACAATTATTTATACGAAAGAGCAAATGACATTAAAAATCCTGGGACTTTTCCTTGGCAAGAAGAAGTTTCCGTATTTGATTTTGAAAGATTAGAATATTATCCTATAGATTTTATAGAAATGCCAGATGGAAAAATTAGTTTTGAAATAGACACATATCAACCGGAGACTAACAATGGATCTTGAAATTGAAAGTTTGCTTTTTCAACAGGTTGAGAAGCCTAAGCATTATCTTATGACTCGTATTATTAATGTATGGGAAAATCGCTATCGTATTAATGTATATATCGAAATTGAAGAAGATAATTTAATCAAGAAACGTATTCACAGTAGTTATTTTTGTCACTACAATCCTGGTAAACTTACTATCTTTCCAGATCAAGACAAAACTAGCGAAAAAAATAAAAAATTCTAAAGAAGTACACTTGACAAGACCGATTACTGTTGTATACTTAGGCTATAACGCTAACAACGGAGATTACTGATGGCTAAAGGTAGAAAAACTTGTGATAAGTGTGGAACACAAACCGGCCCCCGTGCCTATATGTGTAAGAATTGCAATACTCCTTTTATGTTCAAGAATAAGAGCAGAGAGGACAGGAATACGAAAATTATTCGTAATATCAACTGGAGAGAACTCCAAAAGGGAGACAAGATCAAGGTCGCTGGTGGCCCATATTTTGTGCATCATGGTGATTTTATCCCAATGGGTTATCGTGGTAAGTTTCTTGTGGAAAGAGTAGATGAAAATGGCATCCTAGCATGGGGGCTGGATAAAAATGCTGGGTTCTGTCATATTTGGATGAATGGAGATATTCAGAATAAAGAAACAGGAGTTTGGAAAACTCCGCACAAAATTCTTAAACTCAAACAAAAACTTGTTCTTGTATGAACGAATCACAAGATAAAAAAGAAGCATTGAATAAACTCTACGAATGTAGAGAAAATATAGAAAAATATTTGGCCGAAATAGAAACTATTATTAGTGTCAATTTCACAGATAAATATGCTATCGCTTATCAGCATTGGATACCTCAAATCAAAACAGCACTCAGAAATAATACTAAGTGGCTATCAAGAGGAGAATATTCTATGGATGATTTAATTGTTAATATTGAAGATAATATGAAAGAAAATATTCATAACAAAGGTGTATCTAAATATATCAACTAAAATTGGAGAAACAATGTCAGAATTTTATGCCATTACAGATTTGGTCGGATACGCTACTCAAATGAGAGATGCCGCGTCCAAATCTATTTGTGGATCTAGTCAAGATAATTTAGATGAATATATTACTATTTCACAGATGATTACCTTGGTTAAAGAACAGTGTAATGGTTTTGACGATGAAGATAGACCACTATTAGATGAAGATACCAACGAAAATATTTTTGAAGATACTGTTCTTTGGATTCATGAAGTTGGTTTGGCTAAACTCGCTGCTCAAAATTTGATAGAGTGTGCTTGGGATGACAAAACTAACACAATGATATTCTGGAAAGACGATAATGATGTACGAACCAAAAACTCCACAGGAAAAAATAAAAAAACTAAAGGATCAGATAGCGGACTGTAGAGACTATATTTCTTCTGACTTTTGCATGAATTGTCAGACAATGTATAATAAAATCAGTAAATATGAAGAAGAAATTTTAGAACTAGAAAAAATAATTAACAATGCTAAATAAGTTATTATATTATTGGAAACCAAGACCAAAGTATAATAATAAATCCATAAATATATTCTGTGCTATACAAAAATATCTAAATGATAGTACAAGTATTATACAGTCTAAGATAGCGAGAGTGTGTTATAAATTATGTCTCAAGATACTGAATCATCAATATAGATACCACATAAAACAATTAAATAAAAAGTGGGGTGAAATAGATACCATTCTGGTATCATCACCGTGCGTTAAAGATAAAATTCAAACAGATACACAATATAATAAACTACAAAATAATGATCTAAAATTTTTGTATGAATTGGAACTTATAGCAGCATTAGAAATGGACGAAAAGCATAAACAACGAGATATTAATCTATTATTTAGTATGCTTGCTAAGTATCATGAAATTTTAAGTAAAAGTAACACACAATGAATGTTATTGATAGTCTGAAAAATTTAAGTGTTCCCGAAATCGGAAACTATTGCTACAAGAATAGTATAGCAGCAAGTGTTGCTATGATTAATATTGGTGGTGATTTTAATCTTAGCACTATGGTTCGTAATGCAAACTTTTTTGGATTTCGTAGTGTGCATTATGTTGGCAAAAAGAAATGGGATAAAAGAGGTAGCGTTGGAACCCATCACTATACTTCAATGTATTATCATAAAACTGAAGAAGATTTTATTAAATCACATTCATCGAGTGGTCGTACATTAATTGCTATTGAAAATAATATTCCAGCATACAAAGATATTACTTTTGATCCTTTTAGTTTTGATTTTTCTAATATTGATGAACCAATTTTTATTTTTGGAGAAGAAAATGCTGGTCTATCAGAAACAATTCTTATGGCTTGTGCTTGTGTTCTAACTATTCCGACTTATGGTAGTGTACGGTCTTTAAATGTTGGAACAACTAGTGGTATTATTATGAGTATTTATCGCAACTATTACGAAAAATACCTCAAGAGTTGACAGGGATCGACCGATAGGTATAATAGAAATATGGGGCGTTGCCGCCGGTAGTGGCACACACTCTTATAAGGTGTTCAAAAGGTAGGTTCGACTCCTACACGCCCTATTGGTTTAATTTTTTAAATAAGGAGATTTATGACTAATCGTTCAAATCATTTGGCAAGTTATACTTTCTTGGTTGGATTACTGATCTTATCTTTTTCTTTTAATGTTCATTTATACAACAGGCTACGGAAATTAGAATTTGATTCTGTTCTTTGGCGTTGTGGAACTAGTCAAATTGAATTTCAACAAATTCAAAATGAGATTGACAGATTAGAAAATAATCCATTTTTTAATGCTTGTGATCCTCCCAGTGTATTAAAGAAATAAGGGGGCGTAAAGGTTTCGACTACATAAAGACGATTATATTGGCAAGTAGTGGTTGGTGGAAAGGCCACTCTAAAAATCTACCAAATGCTTTAACTGGCACAAATCAGTTAGCCCTTGCTGCCTAATAAAAAACGGCAGTAACAGACTGCGATACCGAATGAGGGTAGGGATCAAAAGTCTGTCGTTAAATCCCTCTGCACTTACAATATCCAACGGGTTGTAGGTTAAGAGCAGTTGGTAAGATAGGATTAGTCTTGTTTATTCTGTACTCCTATTTAACTCATGAATAAAATAAACTTGTAGATAATGTAATTTGAAGTATGATAGGACGGGGATTCGACTTCCCCCGCCTCCACTTTATCTTGCCCATCTCCATTTTTGGTGTATAATAGATTAACTAAGAATGGAGGTGGTTATGATAAGTACCACAGAAATAATTTGTGCTGTTTGTGGCAAGTGCTGTATAAAAAAATTAGCCGAAATTAATAGACAAAAGAAAAAAGGTAGAAATAAATTTTATTGTGGTCGTAATTGTGCAGGAAAAGATGGGGTTGGTCATCTCAAAAAATATGCTGGAAAATTTAATCAAAATTTAATTCCATCAAATAGATACGATGAACATACTAATTTTAGATGGTATATCAAAAATATTATTAAGAATTCTAAAAAACGTAAACAAAATTATGATATAGATCTGGGATATCTTAATGAGTTATGGGAACAACAAAAAGGAATTTGCCCATTTACTAAACAGAAATTAGAATTGAGAACACATAACTATGCGTTAATTGAGAACAGACCATATCAAGCGTCTTTAGATAGAATAGATAATAATATAGGGTACATTAAAGGAAATATTAGGTTTGTTGCTTTGATTTTTAATTATGCCAGAAATAATTTTTCTGATGAACAAGTTATAGATTTTTGTAAAAACGTTAGTCAATCAATAAAGGTATAATATGAGTTTCTGGAAAAAGATATACAAAAAATTGCGTAAAAAAGAACAGAAAGACCCTAAAAAGTTGGCAGAAGATAAGTATCTTAAAAAACTAAAGAAGCAACTAAAGAAACACAAATAATTATGTCATATTTAAATACTCCAATTCCGGTTATCGGTGGTTATGTTCGTGGAAATTTTTTACGAAATCAAGAAGATTCTTTCGACAAAAAGTTTCCATGCTATATTTTTGGTATGACTTCTATCCCAGCACAAGCCCCACTATTTCATTTTATTATGGAAGATGGTGGATTATGGTGGAGGATGCCTATTCATGCTTTTTGTTGGAAAGAAGATAGTCCACAACAAGAACTAGATGAATTAGTTTTATGGGATTCTTTCTCATACCATGTTTCTGTAACATCATATCCAGTATTGAGAAATCATACTTGCAAATTTATTTCCAGAAGGCGAACTGAATATACTGGCAGATATTTGTTCACACTAGATTGGGCAGGCTCTACTGATAGTGGTGATACAGATTTTACTCTTAGTGAGTTCCCATCACAACATAAATGTGGACATTTTATTAAAATGGATAATGGCAATTTTGCTATTCAACCTAACAATAGATTAGTAATGCACGATCCATCCTTTACTATTAAGAATGAATTAGTTATACATCGTAAATATAATGAAACTCTTTGGACAGCAGAAAGAAATATGCGTTGGGTAACTCCCGATACAGATATTATGGATTATGATCATACTGATTTAGGATCAGGCGAATCTAATCAAGAACGATCAGATATGTATAATAAATTAGATAAAAATACTGATGACTAGAAAAATTTGTTCATATTGTGGCAAAAGGAAAAATAAAGCAAGTTTTCCTAAACATAGTATGTACAAAGATAATCTTGATACACGATGTAAAAAGTGTGTTAAGAAACATAGCAAAGTGAGAAGCGGTTTACATAAAATTGCTCCCCCCAAACCGGAGTTATGTGAATGTTGTGGTAAAATACCAATTAAATGGGTTTTAGATCACGATCATAGTGATGATAGTTTTAGAGGTTGGATCTGTGATCGCTGCAATACTGGTATAGGAAAATTAGGAGATTCTTTAGACGGTGTAATAAAAGCTGTAAACTATTTAATCATGTCTAAAAATAGAGTACGGCAAAATGAATCTCAAACAAAGATGGATCAAACACCTTCAAGAAAATAACATGACATATCTTGAGCATCTAATTTTTGCTCTGTTTTATGGATCTTGTTGTTTATTGGCGGGATTACTATTGATTATTCATTCGGTTTTGCCATGTTTTTTTCCAACAGCAGGAAGTGATTTGGTTACAAAATTAAGTAAAAGATTCAATAAAAGACGCTAGACTGTCGATACTTGACAACAGAACTAGCGTATGGTATACTACGCTAAACACAGGAGACTATTTGGATGATTCACGATTTTAATTATGTTATGGGAATGGTTCGTGATCTTCGTGCCACTAGCAGCACTAAAGATAAAGAAGGAATTATTCTGGATTATTGTGGACACAATAGTGCCGCAGCATCTTTCACCAAGAATATTTTGCTTTATACCTATCATCCGTTGTGGCAATACAATGTCACTAGTGATAATCTCAAGAAGAAGAATCATCTTGTAGCCAGAAAGAACGAATACAAAAATTTCTTTGATCTGCTTGACGCTCTAAAGAGTCGCAAGATTACTGGACATGATGCTATTGCTACTGTGAATAGTTTTATTGAACACTATTCTGAATACGAGGAACTTATCCATTGTATTATTGATAAAGACTTGAAAACCCGTGCTGGTGATAAGATTATCAATAAGGCTATTCCTGACCATATTCCAGAGTTTAGTGTTGCTCTGGCAGATAAGTACGAGCCTAAACTTGTAGATTGGAAGGATGGTTGGTATGTTAGCAGAAAAATTGACGGTGCTAGATGTATTGGGATTGTTGATAGTGATGGTAATACTACCTTCTATTCCCGCACGGGAAAGGAGTTTGATACTCTTGGCATCGTCAGGGATGGTATTAAGGCTCTTGGCGTTACTGATGTAGTATTTGATGGCGAACTTTGTCTTGTAGACGATGAAGGTAATGAGGACTTTCAGGGGGTGATGAAACAACTCAAGAAGAAGGATCATACTATTCCTAATCCATCATTTAAGATTTTTGATATTCTAACCCATGATGAATTTTATAGTAAGAAGGGAGAAAAGAACCGTCCATATTCTATTCGCTATAATAATCTACGAGAAGTAATGAAGAATAACTCTTGTACCTGTCTTAGTGTGCTTGGTCAAGAACTCATTAAAGATGATGATCATTTTGCTGAATGGACAAAAAGAGGTAATGACTATGGTTGGGAAGGAGTTATGCTACGAGCAGATGAACCATATAAAGGTAAGCGTAGCAAAGACCTTCTGAAAGTTAAGAAGTTTTTTGATGACGAATATGAAGTTATTGATGTTGAAATGGGGCCATTTCGTTATGTATTAAATGGTAGAGAACATGAAGAAACTATGCTTTCTTGTGTAATGATTAAGCATAAGGATCATATTGTCAGGGTTGGTAGTGGTTTCGCTATTGACCAAAGACAAGAATTTTATCAGAACCCTAGAAAGATTCTTGGACAAATTATTACTGTTCAATATTTTGAAGAAACCAAAAACCAAGAAGGCGGAATTAGTTTACGTTTTCCAACATTTAAAATTTTACATGGTGAATATAGAACAGTATAGTTATGCTACAATTAATTAGAGATAAATCCTATAGGGTAGATAATTTTACTATCTTGGGAGAAAGACATTCCGGTACAAATTTTTTACAAAAATTAATTACACAAAATCTTCAAATAGATGTTACATGGCATTGTGGATGGAAACATTTTTTCGGATTTAATGCACCATGTATGATAAAATCCAAAAATACTTTATTCGTAGGCATAATAAGAAATCCATACGATTGGATTATGGCTATGCGAAAAAAGCCTCACCATGTACATCCAGATAATTTATCTTCCATTGAATCTTTTTTATTCAATGAATGGTCATCAATATACCATATGTATAAAGAGATTACTGAAGATCGCAATATTATTACGGGTTTAAAATACAATAATATATTTGAATTAAGACAAACTAAAGCAGAATATTTGTATTTCAAAGCACCACTTATGTGTAGTAACTATATCTTTATAAGATATGAGGATCTATTATATTCAGCAAGATCAATTTTAAATTTGATTAGTTGCAAATTTCATATACCATTTAAACCCACAGGTAAAATAAAGGTTATAGATAAAAAACCATACGTTATCGATCCTTCAACTAAACTTCTAATAGATAATAATCTGCATTGGGATATAGAAAATTTACTTGGATATTTTCTGAATAAATAAAAATATCAAATTGGTTGAGAACTAACACTAAAGAGATCGCTCTTGACAAGACGATACCAGTAGTGTAAAATCACAGCATACCCATTGGAGAAAACCATGATTGTTCTGAACACTGTTTCCGAAAATAATACTGTTGAAATGAGCAAGAGTAAAGCCGATATTTTCTTCTCTACATTTCCAAAAGATAAGGTTGTAGCATATAAGGAATATTGGGAAAGTGTTCGTCCTCAGAATGTTGAAGATATTTTTCGTCGCTATCTTTTTGCATATTGCAGTGTTCATACTACATGGAAGGGTAATTGTGCAGGATATAACGCTATTAAAAACTTTGATGAGTGGATTGATGACGAGAATGTTCTGAGAGAAAAACTCCATAAGAGCGGTGTTGGTCTACATAATAATCGCACCAAATATATTTGGGACTTTGCTACAAAGTTTTGGACTAATCCCAAAGATTTCTATTTTACCACGAAAAAGGGTCATGTTAAGAAGCGTGATTCTATTGTGAATAAAATTAGTGGTATTGGATTGGCTAAAGTTAGTTTTGCTTTGGAAATGATTCATCCTAATGAGGCCAGAGTATTGTGTGGCGATGTTCATCAACTCAGGCTTTACGATATGGAAACACTCAAGTATAATAAAAGCAAGACAGGTACGAACCTTTATAAAAAGATGGAGCGTCATTGGATGGTCAATTGTGGTAAGCACAAAATTCCATCATATATTGCTCGTTGCTTGTACTGGGATAACTTGCAAAAGAAAGAAGATAGTAGATACTGGAGTTTTGTTCTGGAGAATTAAATGAGTCAAAACGGTAAAGGTTCAAAACAAAGACCCAAAAGCGTAGACCAAAAAACATGGGATAAAAACTATGAGCGAATCTTTGGTAAAAAAAGACCAAAAACTAAATAATTATCGTACTTTATTCATACGTTGTGATTGTCATAGTGAAGTTTTGGTTATTGATTACGATGCCATATTTCAAATGATCGAACTATCAGTATTTAGTTCATTGGTCACATCAAGAATGTCATTATGGCAAAAATTCAGATATATTTATCAAATACTTAAATATGGTAAACCATATACTGATCAAATTATTTTACATAGAACACAAATAGATGAATTAAAAGCGTTTATCAATAGTTTATGACAGAATCAGATAAAGAATTTCTATTGTGGATAGCCAAAAGACTAGTATATAAGTATGGGGAAAAACCAGATATTATTACTCAAGTTATGGGGCTTTTAAATAGAGACAGAACAGAAAAAAATGCTTATCAAGAAAACGTACAAAATACATTACTATTTATATCCACTACAATAGACTCATTAACAAATATGCAAAAAATATGTACGAATTTAAGTATTAATAATGTAACTAAAAGTACAGAAAATAATAATTTATCTCTAGATAATATTGATATGGATAATTTTATTAGGGGTATATAATATTATATCCTACTAATTTAGTGGAGAATTATTATGATAATGAAAAATTATATTTCAGAAGAATTATATAACAAGGTATATCATCTCAGTCAACAACTAAAAGAAGCAGTAGATACTATTGATATCTTAGAAAAAGAAAATCAAGTACTTAAAGAAAAAATAGACAAGGTAGAACATAGAGAAGAATATATCGTATATTAAATTCTAAGGAAACGAAAAATAAAGTTCAGCGTGTTGACAAGACGATAACGTAGTGTACAATGGATTGTGTTGTGGGATCGGTCGCTTGACTGACACAATACAAATTGGTTAGTTTAATAAATTGGAGGTTGATTATGACTGATGTTAATGTTGTTGAGAAGCAGAAGCGTATTCGTTGTTCTGATGAGGCTTTTCTTGAGGCGGTTTTTTCCAGCAAGACTTATGCTGAAATCGCACAAAAGACGGGCCAAAAGATTGCGAGTACAGTTGCTCGTTACGCTCGTACCAAGGCTGCTCTCGCTAAGAAGGGAGAGGAATTGCCTGCTATGGAACGTGCAAAGCCCGTTAAGACTGTTGATAATGTTGAGGCTATGGCAGAAGTTGTTCGTCGCCTAAAGGCTCACAACAACGGTTGACATATTTAAAGAACCGGCTATAAGAATCTAAGTGACAGAGGCACACGAAATAATCAACCTCAAGTCAGCGATTTTTATAGTCGGTTACTTTATTATGGGAGCGTAGTCCAATGGCAGAGACAACGGACTTAAAATCCGTACAGTGTGGGTTCGACTCCCACCGCTCCTACTATATTAGGTATAATGATGAATAAACATTCCGATCCTCTGGATTATGTATTATCTTGTTGCGAACAAGGATTACTGCCAGAATTATTTTGCGTTCAAAACGCCAAAGACGAATTACAAAAACTTCGTAAAGAAATAAATTCTTTTAAGATTGTGGCATACGGTCGAGTTAATGATAGGTTAGATTTATATGGCGTAAATATTAATCATAACCCTTACTTAAATCAAGATACTATTGTACCACTATATTCTAATAAACAAGAATTCTTAAAAGAAGATTGGAAAGGATACAGTTATGGTCTCTCTGCCAAATAAATTTTATCGCGGGGTAGTTCACAGTCCAAAGAATCCTAAACACCCTAATTTTAGATTTTTGATTGTGGATACTGTTTATGAAAAACAGGACGAAAACGGAGAATGGTATACGGACTCATTCAATAGTTATGAAGATTTTCTTTTTCATAATCCAGACAAAGGCGATTCTTTTTATGGAGTATACGGATCTTATTGGATAGATATTCCACGAAATACTCTGAAGATTAGTGAAACATTTAATCTTAAAGAAGCAATATTCATTGCCGAATCTATTATGGGTAATTCTATTATAGAAACGACAGAGTAAAATGATCAATACTGAATTTGAAATTGATTATAGTGATTGGTTTGATGAAGGAGGATGCTGTCAAGTATACCCTATTAAAAATCACAAAGGTTCAGTATTCAAAGAGTTTAGAAATAAAAAGAAAGCCAGTGAAGCATATTCTATTCAAAAAAAGTTAGCCAAATTCGATCTTGCTCCAAAAATACTTAGCAAAGTTTGTAAATTAAATTTTGCAGAAGAAGAGGGTGTTACATTTTATGAGAGCAGTGATTGGGGTTTTATAACAGAATACGCAAAAACCTGTAAAGCAAACAGTGTTATCAAAATGTATCATATTCAAGAATTAGTAAACGAAATTCAAGAAAAAACAGGTTTAAAATTTTGGGATTGTCATTGGTATAATGTTGGCTTAGTTAAAAGAGGACGATCTAAAAAATTGGTTTGTATTGATACGGGGAAAGAGAGTTTTGATGGTAATGCTAATGCTTGGGGAAATGTTGATCCTGGGCCAAAATGTAGTTACTGTTATAAATATGATTGTAAATGCTAGGAGAATATTATGCCATATGTAAGCGAAGATGATAGATCAGAATTAGATGATTGTATTGACCGATTAACGGTTTGTATTCGTGATATTAAACATTCACTCAAAAATCCTCATGATTTTAGTATTTATTTAGGCAGAATAAATTACTGTTTTTCTCGCATAATATCGGGACTAATGGAACAACCATCCTATAATAAGATTGCTATGATTACTGGTGTATTAGAAAATATAAAACAAGAATTCTATAGAAGAATTGCTGCTCCATATGAAGATACTAAAATTATCCAAAATGGCGACATAAAAGAGTACAAAAAACTAAAATAAGGAGTCTATTATGTCACGAGACTTTGATGATATCTACAAAAAAATTGATCAATCTCATAAGGATCTTTATAAGCAAGATACAGAAAACGCTAAAGATATTTGTATCTTAAAAAAAGATCAGGATAAATTACTCAAAGATATTAATGAGATTAAAAAAGAAGTTAGAGATATCAGTTATAAAGTTGATGTGATGCTAGAAATTCTTAATAGTTTTACTATCATGTTAGAAGAGGAAGAAGAATTTGATGAGGATTACGATACTGATCAAACATGGGTGCCAGATGAAGATGACGAATGGAGTAATAAGGAAGATGAAAGTTGATGGCTAGTTTAGCATTATTAGTTACAATAATATTTTTGGGTATGATTTTATTTGGCCCACTATTACTAATAATAAATAAACTAAATATTTTTCCAAAGATCATAATTCAATTATTATCTGTATTTTGTGCTATTTATGGATTATGGTGGATATTAACTCTTATTACGCCTATTCGCTGGCTAGGATTATTGCCCATATATTGTGCGTACCTTGCAACAAAATCTAAAGACGCGAGGCTTGACAACCGATAACAGTATGGTATGATACGCTAATCACAGGTCGATAACGAAACATATTGGAGAAGAAAATGAAGTTGGCAGACAGGACGGTTGAGACTCATAGTGCTGGTGTTAAGAGCGAAGCAGGATTCACTATCGCCCAAACCAGTAAAATGTTTAAGATTTTGTCAGACTCTCTTTATTCTGACAAGGTGATGGCAGTTGTTCGTGAATTGTCCACCAATGCTTATGATAGTCATATTGCTGCTGGCAATAAGAATCCTTTTAAGGTGGTGTTGCCTAGTGCTGGTAATCCTAATTTTGTAGTGCGTGATTATGGTACTGGTCTTAGTCAGACCGATATGGAGAACCTGTATACAACTTATGGTGCTAGTAACAAGAATACTAGTAACGATTTTGTTGGTTGTCTTGGTCTAGGTTCTAAGAGTCCGTTTGCATATACCAAGAGTTTTACTACCAGTTCTTATTATAACGGACAAAAGTATACTTATGTTGCCGCTATTGATGATAGTGGTGTTCCTACTCTGAATCTTTTTAGTGTCAGCGAAACCGACGAGCCTAATGGTCTTGAGATTAGTTTTGCTGTAAAGCAGTATGACTTTGCTGAATTTAGCAGCAAGTCTATGCGTATTTTCCACTATTTTAAGATGAAGCCCATTATCGAAGGTGGTGTTCTAACTAATCTAAAAGATCATAAATATAGCAACAAGAATATCGTCTTGAGCGGTGATGGCTGGAGAGTTTGTCGCCTGAACAATGATACTAATTATTATCCTAATGTTCATCATCATATTGATAGTGGCATTGTTGCATTGATGGGTAATATCGCATATCCTGTTAAGACTAGTCAGATTATTGGTGATGAAAAGCAAACAACTAATGATGCTATTCAGCGTTGGAATCGTGCTTTTCAAAAAGCCGATATTGATAGTTGGAAAAGTTTTGTTGTTGAAATCATTAATCAAAACCTTTACCTTGAACTTGATTTTGGTATTGGCGAATTGGAAATGGATGTTTCCAGAGAAGGTTTGCAGTATACCAAAGATGTAATCAGAACCTTGCGTGAAAAGACTCAAGAGATTTATCTTGAGATGAAGGAAGAATTTAGCAAGAAAATCGCTGCCGCAAAAACCAAGGTAGAAGCAATTACGCTTTATTATACCCTTAACGATCTTGCTGGTGGTTGGGGAGTTGGTGCTGAATGGACTGATAGCAAGGGTAAGAAGCACAATATTAATTCTGGACAGGATCTAGAATATAAGATTCCTGCCGGAAAGAGTATGTACGTTTTTAATTATCGTACTGCTGGCTATCGTTCTCGTCGCATGGTTTATCAGACAAATAGTATTCATCATAATACTCTTACTGGTCAAGGCGAATATTATTGGAATAATCAGAAAAAGACAGGAGAACTGTCATTCTTTGTTTGCGATATTAAAACAGAAGAAACAGCAAAGAAGATCGTTACTAGATATTGCAATGATAATAATTGCTTTGCATACCTAATGATTGATACTAAGGATCATACCAAAGCAGATGAAGGTTTTGATAGTCTAATTGCTGATGTTGGTGCTGACAAAATCAAGAAGGTTTCTGACTACAAAGATTTGATTAAGAGTAATAATCCTCGTAAGCAAAGTAGTCGATCCTCTAATGGTGCTGTTAGCGACCAAGATGTATTTTTCATCTATGGAGAATCTAAGGATAGCGGTAAAATTAGCAATCCTTATAACGACGCTCCTTGTCTCAGGGTTTTGACAGAAGATGAATTGGAGGCTTTTGAAGATAGTGATGAGATTATTTATGTTCCAATCATTCGCTATGCTAGTGCTTCTAATGAATATCCGTCAATTTCTGATTTGAACCTAATGATAAACGATGTTACTGCAACATCACTAGTCAAGGATTTGTTTGGATCTAATAAGATTTATGCTATCAAAAGTGCTTTTGTCGATAAACTCAAGAAACAGGGTTATACTCTGATCGACTTTAATACTTTCTTCAAGAAACAACTCAAAAGAGTTGCCAAAGATAGTCTGAGCAAGTTGTCAGAATACAATGGTATTGTTGAATTTAGCAGAACTCAGGACAATTATTCTGCTAAGAATAGCGACACTTACTATGGATATGGCACTCTGGAAAAGCAATTTACTTTTCATATGCTTAATATTTTTGGTTTGGACTATGAGAAACATATTAGTAATAAGAAACTGGTTGATGCTATCAATTATTGTCTAATTATTGAGTTCTTTGTTGATACTGTTCATCGTCCTTCTTTTGATATTAAGCGATTCAAGGCGGCCGATTATTTTGGTCATATGACCAGACTATTAAGTGATATTGGGATCAATGGTCTTGATAGTCAGAAGGTTCGTAATAGTAATATTGCGTACAATTCTTTAGTATCTTATATTCAGAGTAGAATGTATATTCACAATGAAGATATGATGAAGGAGTGTATTGCTATTATTAAGCCAGATGTTTCAAAGAAATATAATCTTGCCAAAATGGAAGATGTTAGAAAAGATATTAAAGCCGAACTTGACAACAATCCCGTTTTGAAGTATATTGTTGGTAGTCGTGCCGTGTCTGGCGAACTAAGAGAACTATCTGGTTCAAATGAACCGATTAAACAACTTGATGACAGGCATTACTACAGCGGTAATACTAAAACATGGTTAACAAGTCTAAATGATGTGGAAGCATTTAGAAAGCAAATTGGTAGTTTGGTTAAGTAATCACAGGTAACAATAGGAGTTTTACAATGGCTGTTCCGTTTATGTTTGTTGATGGTAATTTGACGCTGGTTCTTAATAACCAGAGTTATCAGGTTTTGCCGGATCATATTAATTACAAGATGATTCTTGAGCGTTTGCCAACAGCGACCGCTGATGAATTGCTTGAGATTGTTGATATTCAAAAGGCAGTCGCAGTATTTAGCGATGGTCTTGTGGATATTAAGGAAGGTAAGGTATTCTATGATGGCGACGAAGTTCATGGTAGTATCAGTAAAAGAATTCTTGAGTTTATGAGCAAGGGTCTGCCATTTCAGCCTCTCGTTAACTTCCTGAATAATCTTATGGATAATCCTAGTATGCAGAGTCAGCAGGAACTTTATGATTTCCTTGAGCATGAACATCTGCCAATTACTGAGGATGGATGCTTTCTAGCATATAAGGCTGTTCGTAGTGATTATATGGATAAGTATGCTGGAAAGTTTCGTAACAAGGTTGGTGATATTTGTAAGATGACCCGATCAAAGGTTGATGATAATCGTGGTCGCGGTTGTTCTCAGGGACTTCATGCTGGTGCATTAAATTATGTTGCTGGTTACGGCAGCGTTGATGCTGGTGATCGTATCGTTATTGTGAAGATTAATCCTTGTGACGTTGTTAGCGTTCCTAGTGATTGTAATTGTGAGAAACTTCGTACTTGCCAATATGAAGTTGTTGGAGAGTATCAAGGCGAACTTCTCAAGCCGCTTTATTCGTCTAACTTTGCTGAAGATGACTATAATGATGATGAGGACGATTATGATCATGAGTATAGTTGGGCATGGAATGATGACGAAGAAGATGTAGATGAAGATTACTATGCTGATGATGAAGATGAGGATGATTACGACGATCAGTATTGATCGTTAAAAGAAAAGTAGAGTCTGGTGACTAAGATAATAGCCTCTGGTTGGGAAACTCGACAAACGCTATTTGAGAGGGTTCGACTCCCTCCTACTTTCTGGATATTGCTAATGATGGTAATGTTTGCTGTTCCAATATCAATTCACAGGATAATGTAAGGAAGTTGTATGTTTAATGATAATATTGGTTTTAACCCTTTTGATAAGAATAATAGCGTTAATGCTAATGGATACGCTTCTAAAAGAGTTAAGTTTTTGAGTTCTTTTAACCAACAGCATATCTATGTTTATAATGGTAATCCTCGTAAAAAGATTAGTAGCATGAATCATACTACTGATATTGGTGAGGTAATCAGTGCCAACATAAACAACGATTCTGACGCTTACTTTTATATTAATGGTGGTCGTAAAATTTATGCAATCAAACAGTTTACTTGTTGCTTTTGCGATATGGATGCTGGTCGTGATGAGCAGGGCAAATACTTTAAGCCTAGCATTGTTATGAATAAGAAAAAGCAGTTCCTAAAGAAGATCAACGAGTTCCCTGTTAAACCTAGTTGGGTAGTAGATACTCGTAATGGTTATCAGTGCTACTGGATTTTTGATAATGCTAGTCGTAAAATGATTGGGTCTAACAAAACCTTCTGGAGCGGTCTGCAAAAGAAGTTAGTCAATTATTTTGGTGGAGATCCAAGAGCAATTAAACCTAATCAGATTTATAGAATTCCTTATACTTGGTGGCGTAAAGGATGGGAAAAGAAGCAACCATACTTTACCAGTTTGCTGCCCGGTAGTGATGGTGCTACAGTTAATGTTGCAGATTTAAAGTCCGCTCTTACTGGTCAACCAGCAAACCTACAAATAGTTCCAGAAAAATGCAGCGACGAATGGTATAAGGGATATGCTAAGGCTTATAAGCAGTCTGATGAAAGCGGCATCCCAGTATCATCAAATGTTGCATCAGAAATACTGAATGACATTCAAGAAAAAAAGAAATGGTCTAATCTAAGTAAGTGTTCAACTATTCTCAATGATATCTATGATGATAACGACGAGAATGTTGAGGTTGCTCATGGTGAACCCATGCCAGTGTCGAAGGGTTGCTGTAACGCTACTGTTGACTCTGGTGACGAGGATATAAACCTTGATGGGTCGCAGACCAAACTTTTAAAAACCGTTGTGGAGTTCCTTAATCAAGTCAGCACCCCGCTGTATTTTAGTAACAATAGATTCCTATCTAGTGCTGCTAAAGACTTGGCAAATCAACTCAGTGACAAATTTTGCATTGGATAAAAATGCACGAAGATTATGATGATAATGAATATGATGAAGATGATTATGACTATGATCATCCATCCTTAGATCCTTATCATTATTACTTTAAATTTGATGTGTCGGCCGATAGTCCACTGTCAAAATGGTTAACAGATATGTTTAATGATATAGATTGGAATCAAATACCGTCAATACCATTAAATAATGTTCCCGGCTTTCCGTTTGTTTCGTTACCTGTGAATAGTTGGAATCCCGATACTGGCAAGGGTAACTCCTTCCAGTATTTGGGATCCAATTATGCCGGTAGTCCAATATGGAAAAAACAATATTTTGTAATTGACAAAATAAATAATGAGTATAAACTACACCTACAGTCTCACGCTAAACATTTTGTGAGTCAACCGACGCACTATAAGGGATTGTTCGATATTCTGAACTAAGGATATGATTAAATGAAAAAAGAATGGTATATAATAAATGATTTAGAGCAGTTTATTAATTCTGTCAGATCATTAGTTTATGGCGGTTTTGGTAAAACACTAGCAGAATCCAAAGAAGATTTTATGGATATGATGGACAAGATAAACGATCCTGTTTTTGAAAAAGAACTAGATTCCTTTTTATCTTATAATGAATCTTTAGTTCTTATTAAAGAATCTTTACGTCAACAAACAAATAAAAAAAATGGATCAAAAAGATATCTTATAACAGATGAATTATTCTATCATGTTATTGAAACACTAAACGCAAGATTGGTCGCTAATATTTTATCTAGTTTAGTTAAAAAAGGATATCTAGAATCTGCATTTGATACAGAAGAAAACGATTTCATATTTTGGGTAAAAGAAGAACCGCCAAATGAAAACAGTAAAGAAGAACCAAAAACCGATTGATATTGATGCGTATTTCAAATATAGATGTCCTAATCCAGATTGTGGTCAAGAAAAATGGATCAATCTATCAGAAGCAAAAACAAAAAATTTCAAGATAGTTTGTTATTGTGGATTAATAATACGACCAAAACTAATAGAAAATATACAAATAACTTACAAAGAAATAGAAAATAATATACCAGAAATAAATACTGCCGACATAGTAGTGCCATCTATAATACTAGATAAGTGTGTTTATGTTCTTAAAAGTTATGGTTTTACTAATGACGAAGCCAATGAATTGGTTTCATTGTCATACAGAAAAACCAAATCAGAT